GAAAATTGCCGAGCTTGAAGCGCAAAACAAAAACCTTACCGAACAGGCGGCAAAGAAACCTGCGGAGGTTGCGGAAACAAAACCGGCTCCTACCACGGACACGGCGCCTGACAGCAAGGATTTTGCGGACGTTAAAAATGAGCTTGCGCTGATCAAAGCAAGCCGTCGGCGCGAACGGCTGGAAGGGTTTAACCGGAGCATCGCGGAGAAAGTTCCTGCGGGGGTAGCGTCAAAAGCAAAAGCTCTGGCTGAACAGATCGAGGTTGTCGGAAATTTTGATTTTTCCGACAACGGGAAAACAGAAAAGCGTGACGCGCTTTGGCTTCTGGGGGAAATCCTCACAGGCTGGCCGGAAGCGGTGAAAACCGGCGCGTCGGGTTTTAACTACAGCGACAGCAGCGGCGGCGAAAAGCCGGTTGACTGGGGCGCCGCTGCGAAAAAAATGTAAGGGGGAATCAATGGGTGTAAGTTACGAGAAAATTGAACTAAAAAACACAAGCGAAGTTATTCATCCCGGGCATCCCGCGGTGATTGACACCGCGCTGCTTGCGGACAAAACCAAGGAGTTCAAGGCGGGAACAATCCTGAAGCTGAACGCTGCGGGCGAAGCGCTTATTCCGGCGGCTCCTGCGGATAATCCCGTCGCGGTTCTCGCGCAGGATTCAGACGGCAGGAACGCCGAGATTCTTGTCTGCTGGCACGGAACGGTTGTGTTCGGAAGGCTGATCGATGCAAGCGGAGCGGCACCGGCAGCGGCGACACTGGCGTTCGCGAACAAGTTGCGGGCAGCCGGAATTTATCCGCTCCAGCTTTTTACAAACGCAAAGAAGGGGTAATCGATGCCGGTAATTATTAAACCGCAGGACGTTGAGCGAATCATCGCCGCCAACGCTCCCGAAGAATCAAACGCGATGAATTACTTTACAAACAGGCCGCTTAAAAACTCGACGCATATCATGGTGTCGGAGCTTGAAGCGGAGTACGGCAACGTGCCCGTTATAAAACGTGGCGCGTTAGGTGTAAGGCCCGAAAGCGGAATGTCCGCGAAGGTGATCGAGCCGATGCCGATCGAAATTGACGACCTTTTCACTGCGGTGGAAATTGACAATTACGAGCGGGCAACCGATCAGGGCAAGCAGCAGATGATTGACGAAAGAATCGCTAACCATCTGCGGGTAGTACGCGCTACTACCAGAGCGTTATGCGCACAGGCTCATCGCGGCAGCATCGACTACATGATGCAGGCGGGAACCGCTTTGAGCCGTTATATCGTCGACTACGGCGAGCTTAGGGGCGTAACATTCGGATCCAATCTCGCCGGTTTGACAATCGCAAATCTTATCATTTGCTTGAATCAACTGACAACAGAGATACGCGATCAGGGTGTCGGCGGACCGATTGAGTTCATCGCGTCTCTTGACGTGTTTCAGGCAATCATCACAGCCGCGGCGAATCAGAAAGCGTTCCCGACATCCGTGGGAGTTGGAAGTGTCAACATCGCCGGTTTCGTGATTCTCATGGACAACGACATATGGATTGACATCGACAACACCGGCGCTAAAACAACCAAACACATGCTTGAGCCGCTGGAAATCATGGCGCGCGCGACTAACGCGGGACAGAAACTTCCGTACTTACGGCTTGACGATGTTGTCATGAATCAGGCAGTGCCGTTCTACGCATTTACCAAAGTGCGCACGGATCAGAGGGGCGAGGATCTCTTTGTAAAGAGTAAACCCTTCCCGTTGATCAACCGCAAGGGAATCGTGTTCGGGAAGTTCGCGGGGTAAAGACTGTAAAGCTTTTTAACAAGAAATAAAATGGCTGTTTGCGGATTGGTTACCTGTAAACAGCCTGACCAGCCGCGGAAAGTCGCGGGCTCAAGCGAAGTTGCTAACCGCACGAGTAAGAGAAAAACAGACTGCCGGGCTGACCACTCGGCAGTTTTTATTAATGGAGTTTGATATGGCGTTATCTGAAACAATTATAACGATAGACGACCTCAAGAATGAATTAAACCCGGATGATTTCAGAACCGCATCTTATGATGACGATGAAGTCGCGAAGCGGTCAATCCATAAAGCAAGGCTGTGGGTTTACGGAAAGGTTGCTACTACGGGAAAGGTTTACAGCGAAGCGGATGAAGTTATAAAAACGATTGTATTAAAACGCGCTGTTTATGAGCTGTTTTCTTATATCGGCAATGAAAGCCGTGCCAAAGCCGCTGAAGAGGACGCCGCGGATCTTATTGAAACGTATTTCGGCAGCATTGCGACAAAACACGACGACGGTCTGGGTCCTGCCGCGGGAATGGTTGTTACATCGGAGCCGCCGCGTTATGGGGGTTAAAGTAATCAGCCGTCCGCCGGATTACGCGAAGATGCTCGGCGCGGGTCTCGCTCCGACAATGCAAAAAGCAGCAATGTATCTGCAAAGCAGCGCTTTAAGAAAAATCAATTCAGGAATAATGCCGGCAAACGCGCCGCTCACCCAAAGCGTAAAACAGGGAAGTCAAACATTGCGCGACAACGGAGACCTGATGAGAAGCATTGCACCTCACTCGGGCGATCTTTGGGCTGACGCCAGTACCAACTTAAAATACGCGCGTCTTCAACAGGAAGGCGGGACTATCACGCCTAAAAACGCTAAGGCGTTGTTTATTCCTGCAAGTCCAAAAACCAGAACATTAATGCGTTCTTACGGGGCGCACACGCCGCGCTCGCTCATCAGTGCGATGAAAGCAGACGGTTACGGCTTTTTCACAATTGGAAAAGTTTTTTTCGCCAGCAAAAAAGGCAGGACGCTGAAAAGCGGAAAAGAAGGCAAACGGGGTAAAGAGTTCGCGCTTTTTATTATTTCCAGTTCGGTAAAAATTCCAGCGCGTCCTTTTTTATTCATTGACGAGAAAGATGATAATTATCTCATGAAACTTATTCAGGAAGGCGTAACAAACGCGCTGGGAGGGAAAGGGTAAAATCATGGAAAGAATTGTGAACGCTTTACTGGAAGGAATCAGGGCGCTTGGCATCGACGCGGTACTCATGCCGCAGACAGTGTCGGCTAACCGCCCGCGGATCGATTTGTATTACACAGGGATAGAACTTGCAGGCATCGACCGCAATAATCCCGATGCCGGAAATAAAGGCTGGGAGCGCATAACGTTCGCTGCCGAGTTTAGAAGCGAAGGCACTCACAGCCGCTGGCTGACGGACACTATTCTCGCATCGCGGAAGCTGCAGCCGTTAGCCGAAGAAAATATGCACTTAACTGTAACGGCGAACAAAGTATATCCCGTTAAAGCGCTCTGGAGACGGCAGACGCCCGGGCGCTTCGAGTATCCTGAAGAAGAAAAGAAATCCATGCCGGTAAGCTATGTTGAAACTTGGGAAATAACCGCAGCATATCCGGCGCATATTATCGGGCTTGACTGTCAGGAAGGCAGCGGCTCAAAGGAGTAAATTATGAAACCGACAGGAAAGGACGGGTTCCTTTACAAAGTGACATTTCTGACGCCGTTGGTGGGCGGCGTTGACGCAAAAGTTCCGCAGGCCGGATGGTACAAGATACGATCCCGCGCTGAAAACGGAAGCGGCATCCCCGGCAGCGATCCGGCAATAACAAGAGGGCGGCCGCTCAAGGCGGGGGATTTTTATTACGCGAAAAAAGATCAGCCTCTCGCGGATGGCGACAGCTTGCTCCCGATGAAGATCGCAAAGCTTTCGTTTACAACCGATGTCAGCGCGAGCGGACAGGGAGCTGTGCACGACATCACAACCCAGGCTGAAGTTGAAAGCGGAGTAAGGGCGTTTGCCTCATCCGCGTTTAAGGATCGCTCGGGAGCCATAAACGGCATGGTTGATGTCGACAGTATGGAACAACGGGAGTTAATCAACGAGCTGAACGCCGTTATAACAGATGACGGCACGTATGTCACATACGAACCTGCGAAAACGGGAACGCATCACTTCATGCTGTCCCGCCGCGAAACCATCGCCGAAGGCGAGATTGAAGCGTGGGAGTATCTGCCTTCTGTAATTGAATCCTTCCAGATGGACAAACCGATCGACGGAGTGTGCCCTTTCAATTTCAATTACAAGGTTGACGGAACTCACAACCCCGGCATCTATTACAGGACTGTAACGGGCGAGACTGCCAAAGAGGTGGCGCCGTGAAATTCAGCGCACGCAAAACATACACTTTCTATCCTGATGTAAACGGCAATCTTGCTCTGCCGGAAAATGAGCGAATGTCGGTTGAGATAATCCGTCCTACAGCCGAAGAGAGAGGCGATGTTACATATATGGAATTTTCAGCTAGAACAGAAAAGCTGTCGCCTTCCGTCACGTACAGGTATGATTCAAAAAACATCCTTAACCGCTGCGTCGGGGAGATTAGAAATCTTGCTGTGGAAGATTTTAACAATCCTGAAGAAACAAGAAACATTCGTAACGGAAAAGAGCTGGCGAAGGAAAGTTTTTACGGGATGGGCTCTCTTGTCGACGCGATCTGCACGGAAGTGTGTACTGATTTTATTTCCGATACGCAAAAAAAAATCTCAAAATCGGATTCGGGCTTCTCTGGGACGGATGGCACGAACGGGAATTAAAACCCTGTTACGCAAACGAAAAACTGATCGGGCGTGATTGGGTAATTAAGAGGGGTGAGGTATTCGATTACCTTTCCCCTGATTTTTTTACAGCGTACGGTTTATGGAGCAGGATTAAACAATACGGCTGGCCGCACGGTCCTGACTGGATACGCGAGCCCGCTGTGATAGTTGAGCTTGTAGAATTATTTGATATAGAGCTTGAGCTTTTAAAGGAAAGGGATCGGGATGCAGGTAAAGGACGAGCTGCGGGTACTGGTTGAAGCTGAAGTAGCCCGTGCGATTGAAAATTTTAAAAAACTCTCCGACGGCGTTGAAGAATCAGAAGAAAAAACAAAATCACTCGGAGATCAGATAGATGCAATAGCAAAAAAATCAATGCTTGTTTCCGCCGCCATTACAGGTGCGGGTGTCGCCGCAATTAAATTTGCAGGCGAAAATGAAAAGTTAAAACTCTCCCTTAAAAATATGCTCGGTTCCGCTGATGAAGCGTCTGAAGTTTTTAAAGAGTGGCGGGAACTAGGCGCATCCCCCGGATTGTCCGTCGATGAAGTGTTTACTCTTGGCAGGGCAATGGTCAACATGGGGCATGACACGGAGTATGCTACAAAAACCATGCAGGTACTCGGTAATATTGCCGCAGGAACCGGCGTTTCCTTCAGCGAATTATCCGGCTCTTTTGAACGATCAAGAGCAATGGGAAATCTGACAACGCGCGATCTTGTACGCCTACAACAGCAGGGTATACCGATTGTTAAACAGCTTGCCAAAGAGCTCGGGACGTCGGAAGAAAATATTCGAACCCTTGCAGAAAAGGGAAAGATAGGTTTTACAGAGCTTGAAAAAGCGTTCAGATCAATGGCCGCGCCCGGCGGACAGTTTGCCGGAATGATGGATGAAATGTCCGGTACCGTACTTGAAAAATTCTCAACAGCCGCCGATGACGCAAAACAAGCGCTCGCATCGTTTGGTGAAATGCTGCTTCCGATTGCAACAGAGCTGCTTGATGGCGCGAGCTCTATGCTTCGCGGTATAACTGAAATGGATGATGGCAGCAAGCGGTTTGTACTCGGCATGGGAGCTGTGGTTGCTGCCTCGGGGCCGGCAATAGCAGCGATTAGAGGAATAGGCACGGCTTTGGCTTTTGTTGCGGCAAATCCTGCAACGCTCGCGATTGGAGCGGCTGTTGCAGCCGCGGGCGTTTTGGTCGGAATTATAAACAAACAAGCAAACGCTTATGATGATTTACAGACTAATATTAAAAACACTAATAACGCCGCAAAAAGTCTGTTAACTGCATTTGCAGGCGGGAATGAAGAAAAAGTTCTGGACGAAAAAACAACGAGGGAATTAATTAAATTATATCCCGAATTGAGCAGTGTTATTAGGGCAAATACCTCAACCGTTAGAGACGCAGCAGAAGCGCAGGAAGAATTAAACAAAAAACGTATTTTAGAGGGACAATCATCGCGGATTAATAATTTACAGAAAGAACAGGCTTTACTTTTAAGAATGCAGGAAGAGTATGAACTTGCTTATAATGATTCGTTGGCGCTAATACGGCAGAGTGACATAGATGAGGCAAAAATAACTTTAAACCAGTTATCCCAAATAATAGATGGGCAAATAAACAAAATTCACAAACAGCACAATGAAATAAATGATGTGCTTGCGAGTATAGGTAAACGATATGAACTTTATGGCGCATACAAAGACATAGATATCCCAGTAAAGGCATCCGTGACGATACCGCCGCCACCTGCACGCTCAAGCGCTATTACTGCGGAAGCAAAAAAAACATGGCAGGAATGGTTTGGCGAAATTACAAAAGTAGATCCGAAATCATTTAACACCGGAGCTGAAGCGGCTAAATTATACGCCGATAACTTTGAGCGCGGGCTCAAAGCGCAGACAACAATAGCGGACGCTTTAAGCGAGCAGCTTGATATATCGGATGTTTTAAGAAGCCGTCAATCAGAAATCCAAAAAGCGCTTACGGATCTTTTATCAATTGATCCGACACAAATAAAAGATGGAAAAATTTTTGAGCTTACTAATAGTCCTATAGAAAACCTCATTAAAGAATACAAAAAATTAGGTGAAGAGGCGAAAAAAATTGAGTTTGCTAAAACCATAGAAGAGCTGACGCAAAAAATAAACGATCTGGGAAAATCCGAACGCGAGCTTGCTTTTGAAGCCGAACTCGCGAGGCTTGGTCTTTCAGCTCAATCTGAAGAGGCGCAGCAATTGGGGCAGGCAATGGATCGGCTGACTGTTGCAGAAATGCTTAACGAATTAAGACGTGAAGTGCAAGGTTTAGAAAACGATCAGTATGACCTCGCCAAAGCAACATTGACAGCGGCAGGAGCTACGGAAAAACAAATCGAGGAAGCTAATGAGTTAATAAAGAAGATTGAAGAATTAAGAGAGAAAACTGACAAAAGCAAGTTTAGTTTAAAAGAATTTGCCGGGGATCTAGCATCACAGTTCGCATCAATCAGCCTGGGCAGCCTTAACAATGAATTGAGCAAAATCGGCGAAGCGTTTGCCAAAGGGGAGTTCGCCGCAGAAAACTTAACGCAGGCGCTTGCCGATATGGCGCAGCAGATATTAAACCAACTGCCGGGCATGTTTCTCCAGGCGGGGCTTCAGCTTATCGCGCAGGGGCAATGGCCTCTCGGCCTCGGGTTCATTGCGGCTTCAGGAACATCAGCATTTATCAGCGGTTATGTAAACGGTAAGACCAGCGCGAATGCTCACGGGAACGCTTTTGACTCAAGCGGCGTAATTCCGTACGCGCACGGCGGAAGTTTTACCAATCAAATTGTTGACAAGCCGACTTTCTTCCGTTTCGGCGGCAAGCTCGGAGTGATGGGCGAGGCGGGACCGGAGTCAATCATGCCTTTGCGCCGCATGGCTAACGGCGATCTCGGCGTCGCGGCATCCGGCGGCAATGGAGCGAATGTTACAGTTAATGTTATAAACCATTCCGGCGCTGATGTGCGTAAAGAAGAACATACCGACAGTCAGGGGAATAAGCAGATCGATATCATAGTCGGTCAGCTTGTTGATAATCATATAGCGTCAGGTAAAGCGGACAGGGCGATGTCGAGATTCGGCATCCGCCCTGTCGGGGTGTAATATGTCTGAAATTTTCTGGCCCGATGGGCTGCCTAATACGCTGCTTATAAGCGGGTTATCCGCTAAGCGTAATTCAAACGTTATACGTACGCAAATGGACGCGGGTCCAAAAAAAGCGCGGCGGCGTTACACGGCATCGACAAAGCACTTTACGGGCAAGATGATTTTAAATGAATCGCAGCGTTATGAGCTGGAATGGTTTTACCGCTTTACTCTCGCGGATGGTGTTTTGCGTTTTAATTTTACCGATCCGCAAACACTTGAAAGCGGAGAATTTCGCTTTACTGATGATTATACAGAAAACTCCGTCGACGGCATGTTTGAAATTTCGATGTCTCTGGAGCGCCTATGAATCAGAGGTTTTTATGAAACAAAGTTTCATATTCGATTATAACGCGCCGCTATTCAGCGGCGCTAATCAGAGGTCACTATGAGCCGAATCTCCCCTGAAGCCACTGAAGCAGTACTCGCACCGGAAACGGAAAAAGTATTCCTTCATCTTTTAACAATCGAAACATCGGGACGCAATAATGCGCCCGGCGTTCTGCTGCGTTTTGTCGATAACAACCAGCACGTCACCTCCCGCGGCAGCGAATACATAGCGGCGGGTTTTACAATCGTTCTGCCTGAACAGACAAACGATACGCAGAGGCCGTGCCGTCTGGCAATCGACAACACCGATCTAATGATTTATCAGGAAATAAAAAAAGCCGTGTTTCAGGATATAACGATTACCGTCTGCGTAATCATGGCGGACAAACCCGACACATACGAGCGCGGGCCGCTTAAATATAAACTCCGTAACGTGCGGGCAAGTAAGGAAACTGTCGAAGGAGAGCTGTATGATTTTTATTTAAACGATCGCAAGTATCCGAAAAATACATACACGCCTGAAGATTTTGAGGGGATGTTTTTCTAATGTACGAATGGGTAAAAAAATATATCGGAATTCCTTTTGTATCAAACGGCAGGACGGAGAAAGGCTGCGACTGCTACGGGCTTGTACGTTTAGTTTTGCGTAACGAATACGGAATAACACTGCCTGAACTGTCGGACGATTATTCAAACGCCTGCAACATACAGGAAACCGCGGAGCTGTTTGAAAAACATCTTCCGGTAATCGCAGCAAGAAAAATTCAGGAGCCGGAAGAAGGCGCGATCGTGATTATTACGGAGCAGGGAAGGCTCTGCCATGTCGGTATGTTCGCAGGCGAAGGTTTCATCCTGCACACAGGAGCTAAAACAGACTGCGTCTGCCAGAGGGCGTCGCATCCCGGTTTGCGCGGCAGAATAGAGGGGTATTACAATGTCGGTTAAAATCTCCGCCTGCCTGAATCCTGTCAGCAGCGAACGGACAATCCTTGAAGCAAATCCCGGATCAATTAAAGATATAATAACTTCTTTGAACAGCGGCTTTCCGCTTTCTCATGCGCGCGTGTGCTGTAACGGCGAAATAATAAAAGACTTTTCGATTGAGGCGAAGGACGGCGACGCTCTGTCGGTTAAGTTTGTGCCTTACGGAACAAATGAAGAGATCGGCATCGGGATGAAGATCGGCGGCTGGGCGCTTGCAGCGGTCGGCATAGGGCTTTCTTTTATCCCTGTTGTCGGCGGTTTTTTAGGCTCGGCTCTCATCGGCACAGGCATTTCAATGGCTCTCGGCGGTACAATCATGATGAACGTAGACGTGCCGAAACCCGAAGACCGCGGGAAACCGGAACAAAATCCGTCTATCAGGGGAGCAAAAAATCAGGCGAGGCCTTACGGGCGCATCCCCGTTCTCTTTGGCAAACATCGAATCTATCCCGACCTTGCCGCGAACCAGTACACCGAAATAAAAGGCAGCCAGCAGTATTTTATCCAGCTTTTTTGCGGCGGATATAAAGATTATACAATCGACCGTGACAGCTTTAAGTTAGGCGACATTCCGCTTATTGATTTTTCTCAAACGAAAGACATGATGCAAATACTTACCGACAGGGATCCTGCGATAAGCATGGAAATTATCCAAAACGGATCATCGTCAGGAATATATCCCATATGTGTGCATGAAGAGGTTTTGAACGCGCCTCTTCAAAAAGAAATCAAAGATGCTGACGGTAATCTGATACCCGGAGAAATTATCTGTAAAACACCGGATAAAACCGATTCTATAAATATTGACATTTTTTTGCAGAACGGAATCGGTAAATACAACAGCGAAGGCAAGTTAGGCTCCGCTTCGGTTGAAGTGAAAGCATGGTTTAAAGGTTCCAAAGATTCCGATTATATACCTCTTGGATATTTTAACGGGAATAGTAACATAATCTCCGGCGCAGAACTTAAAATGAAACGTTATCAGATAGCAAGGACAGGACTGCCTCGGGATTTATACACTATTAAAATAGAGCGCATAACAAAGGACGCGTCAGACAGCAAGATAATTGATGCGGTGCATGTCGGCTCTGTCAGATCAAAGAAGCATGAGCGCCCAATACGGGCTATAAGGCAAAACGATCTGACTATTATAGCTTTAAAGGTATTAGCGACATCAAGGTTAAACAATGTTTTAGACAGCTTCAATTATGTCGCAACATCAAAACTGCCTGTGTATTCAAAGAACGGATCGGGTCCGTTATATTGGCTTAATACAACAGAAACGCGCAATCCCGCTTCGATGCTTCTTTACGCCCTGCGCGGCAGAGCGTCCCAGCAGATTGTCGATCCCGGCGACATCGACTGGCCGTCAATCGAAAAGTTTTATCTGTGGTGCGGAGAGCATGAGTATGCGTGTAACGCGTATCTTTCGGAATCAGTAACCATCGCGGAGTTAATCAGAATGATCGGCAGTACTTCCCGCGCCGATATCCTGCGCATCGATTCAAAAATTTCAGTAGTGCAGGACATTGAGCGGCCGTCATCTATGCAGTTGTTCACGCCGAAAAATACTGCCGGTTACAGCGTCACCATGTTTAACGCCGATATTCCCGATGCAATCGCGCTGGGCTTTATCGACGAGGCAGCCGGATTTGCGCATAACGAGCTGTCCGTTTACAACACGCCTGACGGCAGTCAGGCCGGCGAGCCCGATTCAATTCAGAAAGCCGATCTCTGGGGAATTACAGACGATAAACAAGCACGCCGGATCGGAATGTACAATTACGCCTGTTTGAAAAACCGTCCCTTTGTCCACACAATAGAGGCGGATATCGAATACCTTGTGGTCAATAAAGGCGACTGGATACAATACGCGGGAGATATCGCTTTAACAGGATCGGTGCAGGGAAGAATCAAAGGAATTATTTTAGCGGACGGCGTCTGCATCGGCATCGACACCGACGAGCCTGTTGTCATGAACGAAGGACAAAAGCACGCCGTGCGTATAAGAATGTCTGACGGAACTATTGTTCTTAAAGAAGTTGTATACAATCCGGGACTGCGCAGAGAAAAATCAATCACGTATTTTCCTGTCGATGAAGGCGGCGATCTTCACGAGCCGCCGCTCGGCGATATGTACGCTGTCGATGAAAACGATAATGTTTATTACGAACCGCAGAACGTGATCTACTTTACAGAGCCGGTTGAAGCAAAGGACGCGCCCAAAGCCGGTAATGTTTACGCCTTCGGCGTCAGGGGATATGAAGTCATCGATCTGATTATAACCGACATACAACCCGGGCAGAATTTATCAGCGACGCTCACCTGCGTCGAATACAGCCCTGCGATTTTCGATGTAGACAAACCTGATTTTATCCTGCCTGAATTTGAAAACAAGATAACTCCCGTTTCAGGAGCCGTCGATCACGGCGCCGTCAATCCCGACAACTGGAAGCATTTTACAGTTTACCATGACAGCGAAGAAGAGCCCGAACGCCCTTCCGGCAGCGGGCAGGGGGACGGCTGGCATAACGAGCAGACGTTCCGCTCTATTTGGCAGTCGTCAAAAACAGCGGAATCAATCGAGAGCGGCGAATGGGGACTGCCCGTGCGGATTAAAGCGCAGCGCGGCACAGACGACGTCACTCCGATATGGTTAGGCGTCACTCCGCAGAACGTGACGCTTGAAACTGACGGAGACGGAAATATTCTTGCAGGACTCCTGCCGCTTGAAATTCAAGCAAGATTATTTCAGTGGAATTCTGTTTTATCAGGCGTAATATATTCGCTGGCAGGCGCTCCGGAAGGAATTTCGATTTATGCAAATGGGCATATAACTGTCAGCGCAAACGCCGTTCTTGGTGAAAACAACAGTATCACTGTTAATGCTGATTACCAGGGAACGGTTTATACGTCTATTTTTACAATCAAAAAAAATATCAGAAGCTCTCCTGCGAAATATTTGGGGACTATAACGGCAATGCCGTTAAACGCTATGGTTTTGATCATAACAGGTCCGGTACAAGGACAAGTAAGAGCGCTTCAAGGCGATTTTGTTCTTGCTGTCGAAGCTGTCGGCGGAGAGCAGGCAGGAAGCGTATTCCAGTGGACGGGTACCGCATGGGTTTACCGCGACGCAGTTAATCATGCCGATCTATACACACGGTGTTTTAAGGACGGACTCGAAGTATTAGCAACAGATACAAAATGGTTCGGCGCTGTTTTTGCCGCTCGTATTGCCGCGATGGAAGCGTTTATTGAAACTCTTGAAACGCAGGTATTAAAAATAACCGGGGTGATTTACGGAGGAGATAGATTTAATGAACTTGGCGAAGTGGTAAATAAAAACGCTAAAGGCTGGTATCTCGGAGCCGACGGCGCTCTTAAAGCCTTTGAAGGAGAATTTTTAGGACACCTAGAAGCAAAAACAGGTACTTTTTTTGACGCTTGCAAATTTCACGGCGATCTTGACTGTGGCAGTTTACAGGTAGCGGATGATCCGAATTCGTTAAAAAGATTTCCTGCGTCAGGAGTATATACGGGTTCTCAAACCAGAGATGTAGTTATAACTGAAATGGCAGCCGCAATGGGAATAACTTACAATGAATTTATTTCAAGACCTAGAACTTTTATTGTTAACAGCGGCGTTATTACAATAGCGAATGTCTCGCATAATATAGTATCAATACTGACAGAATCCAATCGAATAGTAATAACCTATATACATTCTGTAACCGGAAGGGAAAATACATTTTCTGTTTCGCCTATATTTGGAGCTGCCAGCGTATGGTTCCAGTTAGGCACAAGCGGTAAAAAGGTTAGGTTGGTGGGACTGCCTCTTGATCCGGCGGCTGCAAGAGTAGGGACGGTGTGGAAACAAGATGCGGGAGATGGTAGCTCTTTTGTTAAGGTAAAAAATTAATTTTCTACTTTTTTGAATGTCATTGTAGCAGGATTGGAAAGCAATAGAAGATCGTCAATAAATTCATATGAGCAAATATAGCCATTAGGCCATCCAACTAACATGCTTTCTGTTGAAAGTTCTTGATCTAGTTTAACAGTAATATATGTATCATCATATGTATAAGTACCTGTCCAAGAAATATCATTATCATACCCTAAACCATAGACATAACCAGTTGCTATATTTTTTGTATAAACAAAACGCACATTTTGGTCATTTACTTTCTCCCATGTTCCCACAAACGGATTAACATCTTCATTCATACCTTCATCATCGCATGAAATAATAAAAATAGTCAAAACCAGTATAACCAAAAACGCTTTTCTCATAAACTGCCTCTTGTTTCATTCTACCCCTTTAACTCGTTTAGGGCAATTAAAAATTACCGCTGTATAATTTAGTTATGGCATACGAAAAAACAGACTGGAAGGGCCGTAAAGGCTCTAATCTTAACAGGTTCTCAAAAGAACAGGAAACTACAAGGTCGGTTATACTGAATAATGAACCGAACTCCGTGACGCAGCCCGGCACGCCCTTCAGCGTAAAAAACATGAACAAAATCGAGCAGGGCATTTATGACGCGCATGAAGCAATCGCAACAGAAGCAGCGGCGAGGCAGGCGGCGGACAACCAATCAAATCAGGCTATTGAGAATATCAACAAAAAGATTCCCAATCAGGCAAGCGAAACAAACCAATTAGCGGATAAGAATT